GGTGCTCCGCCGCCCGGCTTCCTAGCATAGTACTCATTTGTTCCAGAACCAGAAGCTACCCATTCTATTATACCTGTTGTTACTGCAGTTCCGTTACCGGGGGCCTCTATTGTTGTCTCCCCGTCAAGTACCTCGTAGATATACGAGGCTTCTAAATAGCCGTCTACTTTTAGTGCAGGGCTCACTCCGTCTGAGAGCCTTACATAGAACGTCTCGAAGCCAAGGGCGTCGTTATCCCCGTAGCCCCACCCCCCTCTTGCAAGAGCGGCTAGGTCTTCTCCCTCTACCATATCGTTGTCAGTCACCCCTACGTCCTCAAAAACGGTTACGGACTTATCGAGGCCCGGGTCTCCCAGTGCTACTGTAGTAAGGTAGTAAGTCTCAGAGCCAGAAGCAGATAAGTTCCACTGATACACTATAGGTTCTACAATGCTGGTGCCTCTTCCGGGCGAGTTTATAACGTATGCGCCGTCCTTAATCACTCGCATGTACTGATCGCCAAACTCTAGCACGTATGCTTGGTCTGCGGAATATATAAAAGGTATAAGTCTTATGTTGCTTTCTTTGGCCTCGCCTACGTACCTAAAGCCTCCTCGGGTAGAAACCGCAGCGTGCTTATGTATAAACATGTTCCTTAGAACAGCTACCGAGGTTCTGTACCTCGTTAAATCCGCACGTTTAGCTAGTGAAGGTGAAAGTTCGCCGCCGCCAAAAGAGTTTTGTATAAGACTTGTACTCATTTTCTGTACTCCAATAGATCAGTTCTATCAGGACGTTTGTTTTTGTCCTTCATCGCTTCTACCGATTTAGCGGTGAATAGTACTGAAGTGAAAAGTTGTATCTGTGTCGCCTGTAATGCGGTGTCGCCTTTTATCGCAATAGCGAAGTGCGCCGCCATCTGTCTTGAAAGAGACTCTATGAACAGGCTAGAAAACTGACCTTCGTCTTCACAGTTCTTAGTGTATATCAGCCCCGCGTTCGCTTCGTTTGTACATAGGTACTGCGTCCCGTCTATGTTCATAATCTCGTTGTCCGGTTGTTGGGACATATCTAGGTCACCAACGATGATACGCCTCGGTACCAAACAATCAGGCGGCCATGTGTACACATAGTCCCATGTTTCTATGGTTTTGTCTGAGAGGTTTAGGGATATCTGCTTTCTAGCAAAAGGCCAATCGAAGGCTTCCAGTGCTGCCTTTCTAGCGTGGTCGTATATAAACCTAGCTTCCTGTCCGTTCTTAGAACTATCAGTGTCGTAGTTATTAATTCTGCCAAGCCTAAGATGCGTAAGAGCCAAGTTAGTAATAAAAGTCTTTGAAGACATATGTACCTCCTACAGAAGACCTCCATTATGAAGGTCTTTTGTAGAAGCCGGGGTCTAGGCCCCGGCGCATACGCTATAAAACTTTTTTTACAGCGGCAATTGCCTCTTCGATTGTTTCCGCAAGGCTTACTGTGATCTTGATTGATGGTTCACCATCTTTATCAGTATCAAGAGTAATGATTGCTTCTTTTCCAACAATTTCAAAGTCAAAAGTTTTTCCGTCTACTACTACTGTTTCGGCCATTGTGCCTCCTAGTTAAATTTTATAGAAATGCTTTGGCAGGATTGTCACCTTCCAAAGCGCCGTCAGCTTCTTCCGTAGCTCCTGCGTCGTCTATCTCCGCGTGAGGGCCTATAGCTGTATCTGGTTCGGCAACCGGAACTACGTTCTTTTTTGCCTCGTCAGATATAGCGTTCTCAATCGCTTCGGTAGCTTCAGACTTAGGGTATTCAGGAATTACCGCTTGCCCTGTTTCTGGGTTACGTCCTCTTTTGTGACCTACAGCCGCTACAGCGTCGTCAAGCTCCTGCTTGCGGCGCTTGTTCTCTAGGTACACTGAAGGGTCTACTCCCAGCGGTATATCTTTAAGATGGCTTACAGGTACGATATGGTAGGGCACCATTTCGCCAACACGTGGCTCATACTTATCGCCTTCCTTAAAGACCTTGCCCATGTACTGGCAAGTAGTTACGGTTAGGTACATCTCGCGCTTTTCACACTTAATGTACGCCGCTTTCTTTTTATTCTTGTCCTCAGACATTATAGACTCCTATTATCTTACGTTAGATTGTTTATCTATAACTAGTCCACAGTCGATCATTCCCGCTGTCATTGTTCCTGCGACAACGTATGACATGCGAAGGTATCTTTCAAGACCTGCAGGAATTGAAGGTACTCTTAGTGGAAGTTCGCTGCCCTTTAGTTCAGCGGTTAAAAATACTTTTGACTCGAACACTACAGCGGCAGAACCAAAAGCTTCGTCGCTGTCTGTGTAAAGAACGAGCTGCACGCTTGTTCCGCCTGCAAAGTCTTCTGGGATACCAACAACAACTTCTAGCTCACCATCTTCATAATGGCTAGGGACGTTAGCGTGTTTAGCGCCAAGGTCGATTACATTTGTAGAAACCACTGTTTCGTCCGATGCTGCGCCTAAGTCTTGCGCTTCGCTGAACATTAATTGTTTATCTAATAACATTATAACTCCTTGGTTATGCGGGGAACTGGCTCCCCGCTAGCCTTAAAATATTAAATTATGAAACAACTGCCTCAGTTTCAAGTAGAGCGTCTACTTTCTTAACTGGGATACCGCGGAACATCATAACTCTCTCACCATGTGGCATATCTTTGTAAGATACGTTCATCTGTGAGCTGTTATAAGTCTGTAGGTCTAGGAATAGGTATACTGTTTCAGAAACGTAGAATACTCTCTTACCCATAACTTTAGTTGGGTCAACTTTGTGTGTAAGCTTAATCATGTTTGTGATTAAGTCAACACCAGTAGCCGCATCTTCAGTTAGGTCGGAAACGTCGATGTTACAGAGTCTTGCGAAAGCTCTCCAATCACGAATAGAAAGACCAGCTTCCCATACGTAATGTGTTCTGTAGCCTTCGTATTTTCCGCCAGCAGCGTCTTCAAGAGTAACCTGACCGAGGTCTTCCACTTCTAGTCCTGCTTTTGAGCCTTTAGGGAAAAGACCGAAACCGGTTCTTTCGCCCCAAGCACATAGCCATACAGAAGCGTTGTCCGCGCCACTTCCACCACCACTGACGATGTTTGTAGCGTTAGGAGCAGATAGGTCATTGTAGCGCGCAGATAGACCTAAGAATTTCTCAGGGTCTGTCTGTGTGTTACCGTAGAAAACTGTTGAAGCTAGAGTCTGTGAAAGACCTTCAACAAAAGCCACGTCTTCTGAAGCACGAAATTCTTTTTCATTTCCGTTCAGTTTAGCGAGCTTTTTGTCTGTCTCAGCGTAACTTTCGAGCATACCGGTTGTGTCTGTAACTTGTACAGTTTTTGATTTCTCGTTAGATACACCATAGTTCAAAAGTCTCCATGCACCTGCAGGTAGTCCAGCACGGATTGTGTGCTTGTGACCTGTAGGTAGGTTTCCTTCCTTCCAGCCCATGTCCTGTAGGATAGGGTTTACTTGGGCGAGTAGTTCCGCGACAACGGCAATGCTGCCATCTGGGTCTAATCGGCTAGCCCAATCTTGTAAGGTAAGTACGTTAGTTCCTAATGTAGCCATTTAATAGCCTCCTTCTCATGTCCTACTTCATTGTAGGAAACAATTTATCGGCGTCTGTTAACTTACTCCCCTCGGGCGAGCCGCCGTTCCCGTTGGGTGCTGTGTCCTCCCCCGTGGCCTTATCCACGCGAGAAAGAAGTCTAACTAGCTCTGGGTTATTATTATATCCCGAACGTTTAAGTTCTTCAACTAGTTTTGGTGTTCCGTATTTAGCTAATGCGCGGTTCGCTCTATTCTGAGTTGCTAGAAGGTTTGCCCCTCCAAGCTCCGCGTCGCCTTTAATCTCGGAACGCCAATCGCTCTGCATTTTTTCGAAAGCAGAGTCGTTAGCTTTTTTTAAACTCTCCATATGTTCAACGCCCATGTCGATTACCTTCTGAGCGTTCTCTTGTGATAGTCCGTTTTCTTTTGCAAATGCCTCTACGTTGGCTTGCATGCCTTCGTCTAGCTTGTAGCCTTCTGGCATGGTGAAAGCCTCGTACTTCTCAGGTACGCTGTTTTCCTTCTGGGCTTCACCCTCTTTCTGTTGCTGCTCACCCGCACCTTCCTGTCCTTTAGACTCCTCTGAAGAAGCTTCTTTCTGTCCTTCTCCACCCTGTGATTCAACAAGGTTGATTGCTCCTTCGCCTTCGCTTTGGTTTCCTTCTCCACTTCCGCCTCCTTCAGTAAGGTTTATAGCGCCTTCTGTTCCTTGCTCTGTTCCTTGAGCGTTTTCATCAGCCATGCTTTACTCCTGCTTTAAAATTATATTAAACAACTTATTAGGTTTAACGGCATTACTTAGATCGCTTATTAGTTCTATCGCTAAAGCCCTGCGACCTTCGTTAAAATACATGTCGTTAGTACCTAACACCACGCCTTGATTATACACGTTGCCTTTTGCAATTATGTTCCTCAAGAGCCTTTCACCTTCCGGTGTAGAGGCTACCGCAGCCAAGTCTTCTTTGTACTGTGCCATAGCTATCTCTAGCTGTTCTTGCGCGTCCAAATACGACTTCTCCCGTTCCTCTACCGCTTTATCTGTGCCAAAAATATCTCCCACACTATCCTCCTGCGTTCTCGTTTACTGCCTCCACAACACCGTCTAGCGCCGAGCCAGTACCCATTTGCGTATCGCTAAGGGTCTTCGCGCTGTCTGCAGCCTGTGCAGCGTTAGCCGCGGCTTGCTGCCTAGCCGCAGTCTCAGCTCTTTGCTGTCTTAACGCGTCCATGTTTGATGGGTCGCGTAGTATCTTAGGTGCCGCGCCTACTAAGTCAGTGTATTCCCTTACAACGGCATCGCCGTCGAAGTTATCCATAACCGTAGGGAATACCGGTGTTAATGTGCCAGCGAAGCCTATCGCTTGTTCTATTGGTGCTATCCTAGCTAGACGCTGTGCCTGTGCTAAGATAGATATGTACTGAACTTTAAATTCAACGCCGTTTAGTTCTTCAGGTGGCGGTGGAAAAGCGCCGAAGCTATCGAGAACTTGGTACCATCTATCTACGATAGGGTCTAGCATCTCGGTGTATAAGTTCTGTAGAGTAGGCCCGATCAGTACTAGCTTCTCTTCATGTCTTCTGGCAACTTCATAAGCGGTCATCTTCTTGTCTGTCTGTGTAATGGTAGTGAATAGATCGTTAAAGTACGATCTCCTGATTCTCGCTTCGACTCTAGCTATAGAGTTCTCGGCTGATTCTAGCTCTGGGCGTACTAAGTACGTTGGGCTAAAACCTTGCTGTCCACTTGGAACGTCCATATAATTAACGGCACCCGGTAATAGTGAAGCGCCCTGCCCTTTTAAGGATAGAGGTGCGTTCATTGGCGGGTCTATAGCTTTATCTAAGCCCTTGAGTTTTTTCTCTTCTATTTTCTGAAGCATCTTGATATCGCCACGGGCCTTGAATCCACAAGAGTCGCCGTAGGTATCCACGCCGTAAACTCTCCAACGTGGTGCTATAAAAGGTTTGCCTTTGTATCCTCCGACACGTAGGTACTTATCGCTGTTTGTTCCTAGCTCGAAGTGCCTACTAGAATACTGCATACCTTCAACCGTGTCTAACTCATAATTAATATTGTAATTAGGTTCAACAAGATGTATAATTTCGAATCTCGCTTCTCTGTCGTTTCTATCAAGTGCCGCTTTAACCGAGTCCGAAATATTATCCTTACCGTAAAAAGTTACTATCTGTTCTGCGCTTAGACTGTAATAGGAGTACATTGTGCGCACTCTGCGTGCACCGTCCATAGACAGTAAGAACTCGCCAAAGATATAAGGTCTAAAACGTACAGCACTTTCGAAGTCTTCTTCCATGAGTGAACACGCTGTCCCGTAATCACCCAAGTGAGCGAACATACTGTGCATACTCTCGTACTGGTTTGACTTAGACATATACTTGAGCATTATATCTCTTACTATCGTAAGCCATTCCTTAACCGGCCCATACTTGCCAAGTTCTTCGTCGTCTATAATCATCTCAAACCAAGGTGTGGAAGGCGATGAAAGGCCGCTATACAATCCTGCCGCCAACACGTCAGACGCATCAGTAGAGGAGCTGTTTATTATTTTTGTATCTAATTTGCTGCCGTCTTTATCGAGTTCGGTTCTACCGGTAGTCGTCATAAAACGGCTCTGTCTTGGGCGTACAAACTCGGCTATCTCGCCCACGGTGTTACGCCATGTACTAGCGTCCTGTCGCAGGTTCTCTAACCTCTGTTTGTCTTTCTTTAATTGTTCTTGCATATCTGTAACTTGGGGCATTTATTAACCTCCTAGTAGTTTACGTGTGGCGGTAAAAGGGTCACCCGGTAAGCCTAAAGAACCTGTCTTATTAGTAGCTGATCTCCCTATACGTAGTAGTGCTCTGCGGCGCTCATCGTCCCCCGCTGCCCTGATCTTCGCCATCTGTTCTGGGTCTGTCTGT